TAATATAATATAATTTGTTTTTTTTGTGTACTTTTAATTAATTTTGGTTAATTAAATTATCATTAGTATAATGCAACAAGCAACGAATACCTATCCAAATCAACAAATTGATCCTCGTGAAAAAGGATATGATTGGATTTTACAATATTGCAAAGCCGCTTGGGGAGATTCAAGAGGATATGTGCCTAATAACATGTTAAATTTTGGGCAATCCAAAATGAATGAAATTAGAGAGTATGCATTAGGAAGGCAAAGCACTACCAAATATAAGAAACTTTTAAATGTTGATGAGCAACAAGATAAAACTTGGTTGAATATAGATTGGACTCCGCCATCATTTTTAACAAAGTTTAGAGAGATAGCTATTTCAAAATTAGTTCAAAGAAGATATGATATCAATGCTTTTGCAGTAGATCCAATTGCTAAGAGTGAAGAAGATAATTACTTTACTGAAATGAAGGTAAAGATATTAATGAGAGAAGCGGCACAAAAAGCAGGTAATCAAGAATTGCTTAACAGTCCTGTATTAGCAGCGCAACCGGGCGAAGCGCAAGACTTAGAGCAATTAAAGATGGAAGAACAATTCGGATACAAGCACGTCATGTCTATGGAAGCAGAGATGGCTGCATCTTTATCTATGTATCAAAATAATTTTGAAGAAAAAAGAAAAAGAACGATAGAAAATCTTTTTGATTTTGGGATGGGTGGTTATACAGAATACATTGATGAAAATGGTCAAGTAAAATTAAGAGAGATTAACCCTGAAAACATGGTGTTATCTTATTGCGCTAAAAACGATTTTTCTGATTTAGTTCATTGGGGAGAAGTAAGAGAAATGTATGTCGGAGATTTAGCTCCTTACTTTACGGTAGAGCAGATGAATCAAATTGTACAAAGCGTAGCAGGAAGATTTGGTAATCCTTCTAATTTTATGTACGGAACAGATTATTCTAAATATTGGAACAGATTTAAAGTTCTTGTATTAGATTTTGAATGTTTATCTTGGAATGATTATACTTATAAAGAAGAAGTAGATAATAGAGGTAATGTAAGATTTGGTAAAACTAAATATCAGGACGCAGCCAAACTTGCAGTAACCAAAGAAGGTGTTATTGAAAAAATGGGAACTATCCCTAACATGGTTGATTTTTCTATGAAAGGTCAAGCAGAACCTGTATTTATGCCTGTTACTCGTAAAGTTGTTTACAAGTGTAAATGGCTTATCCAAACAGACTATATGTACGATTGGGGTATGTCAGAAAATCAAATTAGAAAGCCATCAAGTTGGTGGGATACTAAATTGAATATTCAGTTATACTCTTGGAATTTTTATAAGATGCGCTTTGCAGGCATTACAGAAAGACTTATCCCACTTGAAGATAAGGCAAGTCTTACTTGGTTTAAGCTGCAAAATATGTCAAATAAGTTGATACCATATTTAATTAATATTGACTTAAATGCATTAGAAGGAGTTGACTTTGGTGGAGGTGGAAGCAAAATGGACCCGACTAAGGTTATGGATTTTATTTTTTCAAACTTTGTTGTACCATACAGATCAACAGATCTTTTAAGCCAAAACCCTAACTATAAGCCTGTTTCAATTGAAGCGTCAGGGCAATTAGCAGTATTTGGTCAGTTGTATCAAGAGTTACAGAATACTTTAGACATGATGCGTCAAGTATCAGGTTTAAATGAATTAACAGACGGATCTACTCCAAATGCTAAAACATTAGTACCAGTTGCAAACGCAGCTATGGAAAGCACTAATAATGCTTTATACTTATTAAGTTTTGCAGACAAGCAATTGATACAAGAATTAGCTGACGCTATTGTGAGCAAAGTTCAAATTGCAGTAAAACTAGGCAAGGTGGAAGGTTATGCAAGAGCATTAGGTGATGAAACTGTTAAATTCTTTAAAATTAATCCTGATATTTCAATTCACGAGTTTGGCATCTTTATTCAAGATGTGCCTTCTGACTTTGAAAGACAGCAGTTAATACAAGAATTAAATATACGAGATAGTCAAGGATTAATAGAGCCAGAAGATAAGATTTTGGTAATGAGTACCAAGAATTTAAAGATGGCATCTATGATTTTAGCTTATAGAATTAAGAAGCGCAGAGAGAAATTGCAAGAATTTGAATTGCAAAAAATTCAACAAGCATCTCAAGGTAATGCTATGGCAACTCAAGTGGCAGAACAAGAGAAGCGCGTTACATTGGAAACTCAATTACAAGTCGATATTGCTCGTATAAATGCTGAAAAGCAATGGGATTACATAATTCAAATGGGCAAGAAGGATAAAGATATTCAAGAGGCTGAAATTCAAAAAGAAGCAAAAGTTATTGCTCAAAGAATTCAAGCAGATGCAAGAATAGTAGTAAGTGAAAAGAAACAAATACAAACACCAAAATAAAAATAAAATGGTAAAGTCTTTATTATCAGCAAACATGAAAAAAGGTTTGCAAGAGGCACTACAAACGGAATTATACCAATCTAACTTATGGAAGGATTTAGCTAATCAATTGCAAAAGCTAGGTTACTTTGGTAGTCAGAAATATTTTTTAGCAGAAAGTGCAGAAGAATTAACGCATTATCAAATCATCGTTGATTTTATGAATGACATGGGCGATCTTGCTGAAGTTCCTGCAATAGAAGCTATAAAAGATAAGATTGAAACAATTGGCGATGCACTAGAAATTGGTTATGAAACAGAACTAGATGTATTAAATATGTACAAAGAGCTTTATAAGCAAGCTGACGAAGAAGATTGCGCAGTAGGCATTTTCTTACAGCAATTTGTTACAATTCAAGTAAAGGCAGTAGGTCATTACGGAGATTTATTAGCCAAATATAAAGTGGCTGAATATACTAAAGAGCTTTTAGAATTTGACCAGCATATTAATTAATTAAATTTATTTTTTTAATTAATTTTGCATAATTTCGTAAAGAAAATCAACTATATATGACAGAAGAACAAAACGCACAGCAACAAGAACCGGCTAGACCAACCTATAAGGTTAGTTCTGGCATCCCAACACCTGAAGAATATGAATCTCAATCGGCAGCACCAGCTCCGGTAGAGGCAGATTCGGCAGAAGGGCAAGTAGTATTAGAACAAAATAACCAAGATGAAGGCGAACAGGCACCATTAGAAGATAATCAATCATCTTTTTCTATGCCAAGTTTTGATGGAGAAGGGGATTCTGAAGGGGAAGAAGGCCAAGCGGCAGCAGTAGTTGTTGATTGGAAGGAAGAATTAAAGAAGGCAAACCCAAAAGACATTTTAAAAGAATTAGGCTATGATGATTTCTTAGCTGAATTTGCAGAATTTAGAAAGAATGGAGGGGACGCTTATAAATATTTAGAAGCAAAAGCATTTGATTGGGAAACAGTAAATCACCAAGATTTAGTTCTTGATGAATTAAAATTACAATACCCACATTTGTCAGATGATAAAATAGAAAAGTTATACCAAGCAAAGTATAAACAATCTGAATTTGCATCTGATGATGATAAAGAAATTGGAGCAATTCAATTAGAAGCTGATGCTGAACTAATTAGACAGAAAAGAATAGCGGAACAAAAGACTTTTCAGATCCCTGATGTTATGAATTCACAAGAGGTGAACCAATTTCAAGAAAGGATGGCTGAACAGCAAAAAATAGAAAATGAAAGAGTTCAACAAGCACTTCAATTTTTCAAGGAACATGAAGCCACTAAAAACCTAATGGACAGCAAGAGAGTTGCAATAGATTTAGGAGATAATGGCAAGTTCAACTTCACTGTTGATAAACCTGAAACTTTGATGGCAGTAGCTTTAGACTCAGAAAAATGGCAAAGGGCAATAGCTGTAAATCCGCAAGAGGCAGATCCTAGCAAATTAATCCCAGATGTCGCTAAATTGCAAAAAATTGCATTAGTAGCTCTGAATCCAAACTACGAGAAAGACTTGGTGAACTACGGAAAATCATTAGGATTGAAATCTATCGTTGAGGAAGGGCAAAACGCCCGTAGACCAATTGGTAGCACACCTGCCCAACCTAATGAGTCATTCGCTGAGGCTATTAAAAATAGAGCCAAAGTGGGTACACTAGGCAGGTAAAATATTTTACCACAATAAAAAAATGCAACAATGGCAAGTATAGGTGCAATAAATAAATCCTACGTCAGCGCTATCGATCCAGTGCTTGACACAAGAGAGATTAACAAATTAGTTACAGACATCCAAAACGAAGATGCTCTAACTGACATTTTATGGTTGGGAGATAGAAAAAAACCTATCTCTACTGGACAACCTTTGTATTACACTTTTGTAAACGAAAGTTTATTCAAGTTGTTAGATACAACTGGTGGTACTGTGAATGGTTCTGGTACAACTTCATTAAACTTCACTTGTACAGCAGCGACTTCAGGTCAAGCTCGTAAAGATGATTTAGTGTTGATCCCAACTGGAGCTATTTCAGCTATCGTAACTAACGTAGTTACAACTTCAGGTGTAGACACAGTTTACATCAAAACAGTATCTGGTGCTAACGCTACTTTGACTGCTGGCGACAAATTAAGTTTGTTCTCAGTGGCAGTAGGTGAGAACTCAGTTTCTCAAAGCAACTTACGTTTTGGTTTGACTAAGTACACTAACAAATACCAAATCTTCAGAGAAATCTCTAAGATCACAGACGTTCAAAACGCAGCTACTATCGAGGTAGAATTTAACGGCCAAAACAAGTTTATCGTTAAAGACCACTTAGAGAAAGCAATCCGTTTAAAAGGTCAAATTAACGCAGCATTCATTGCAGGCGATATGTCAGTAACAACATTCAGCGATACTAACCCAATCTTGACTGATGCTAACACTGATGGTTCTAATGGTGGTGGACCGGTACAAACAACTCGTGGATTGAACAAGTACATCGAAATGTACGGTTCTACATTAGTTAACGGTACTTTAGGTACAGTACAACAAACAAACATTGATAACGCTTTAGACGTGTTAATTGCTAACCGTTCTCCTAAAGATTATTTAGTGTTTGGATCAAGTGCAGCTAAGCGTGCG